GGTGGTCACCATGTAGTGAGGATGGACTGATGTTACCTGATGAAATGGAAGCAGAGAAAAACAGAAAGATGATACTCGCACAGGCTGACGAGATAGAAATACTCAAGAAGAATGTGCGTCAGTTACAAGGACAATATCAGTCTGCACTAGTACATAACAAGAGACTGATAGAACAAAACGCAGAAGCTATGGTAATCATAGGTCATAAGCAACAAGAGCTAGATGCTATGGAGCAAGCAAGAGACAACGCTTACGATGACGTATCAAAACTTGCAGAACAGGAATGCTTCTGTGGATTAGCTGATGAACCAGTGATGGCAACGGAGGATACATAATGCACATCAATGAGACAACTAAGCAGATGATACGAGAGATCGTAGTCGAACTGTTTAAAGAAGTAGCATCCAAGCAAACGTTTGGTAACAGCGATGAAGTGATACAACTAGATGAACACCTACATGACTGGACTGGTAGGAAGATCGACAAGTACAAAGTAAAAGTATACGGTGCAACATTAGAGGAGAGATACTAATGCAACCACAAAACGTTAACCCACATCAACGCATCAAGTGGGAACCAACTATCAAACAGAAACAGATACGATGCAGACTATTCGGCAAGGACTTTGACAGCGTAGCTGCAGCGTCTAGGTACTATCGTATCTCATATTCATGGGCTAAAGAAATGGTACATGCAGGACGCAACCAAGAATCCTGGCCAAGACAAATTCATCCCACAAAAGGTAAGTGGCGTGACAAAGTAGGAGAGGAGTGGCATTATGAAGTGGCTGATATTCATAGCACTGACACAAGGTAGTGCATTCACAATAGATGACAGACCCTTTGATACAGAGGATGATTGCATTGCATACATAAGTAACATTGACAACGTAGATCACTTGGCTGTAGAAGTTATTGCAAGGGGTGGCTTCAATGCCAGACTGACTGAGTTGCAATGCATAACTGAACAAGAGAGGAAGACTTATGAAACTATACAAAAACTCTAACGGTGTATGGGCAGGTACACAAGCTGACGCACGTAAGTATTGTGGCAAGGACTACACCACTGTTGATGTACCAACTGACAAGCCTAACCTGTTAGGGTTTCTCAATCTCAATCAGGTGGGTAGCCTAGCCAGTAGTCCTACCTTGGAAGAGGTAAGGACTGGTAAGCCTAACAAAGAAGCAATGTCATGGTTCAGGTGGGCGCATGACTGTATGCTACGAGGGCAGTATGAAGATGCAAAAGAAATGTTAAGGAAGGGATTGATAGATGACAAAGAAAGCACCTGAGAAATTAAACATAGAGATGTCAATATCTAGTGAGCATTCATGTTATGTAAGCGTAAAAGATTACACCATATATGTAGAAGTCAGCAAAGCTACAAATGATAAACCATACATAAGTTTCTGGAAGAAAGGATGGGAAGATGATAGAGCTGTTACTCTCAGTCATTGAGGAACCTAATCAGTTCCACAAGTATTGCATGGAAAAGCATGAACACTGGACAGGTAGAGCCGCATGTGTACAAGAGCTACGCCATGCCCAACGCAAGCTAGAGGTGGAAGAACTACGACAGTTCTTGAAAGAGTACCCACACTACAGATATCCAGGAATGGCTTTACCAAATGGAAAGATAAAACCACTTGACGTATGTTGGGGATCTGATAAAACTTATTACATTGGAAGTGACAAAGTAAAAAGGAGTAAGTGCTGATGTCATATGAAGTATGGTTCGATAACGGTAAAGGTTTTTGGGTGGGGTATCACTCATTCAAACATAAACTAAAGGCGCAGATATGGATGGAGCAATTCCAAAAAGCGCATCAGAATATTAACGTGGAACTAAGGAGGAGAGAACATGCAAGTTAGTCCTGATGGATGGCGCTACAAAGTCACACCCATAGACAGGGTAATCAATGACTGTAAGCGTAGAGCAGACGATGCTTGGTGGGATGGCAACGATGATGAAGCTAGGCTACATGAGCAGGAACAAAAGCTATATGAATTAGATAAAGAGGAGGGCGTACTATGGGTGCCGAACTTTTAGCAGCAGCATTCCCTATGGTGATTGCAATAGCATGGACAATAGGCTTTGTCTTATTATGGATAGCACATTTAAATGGAAAGTGAAGATGGAAAGAATCCGAACACGCCTTTCGATGATGCTACACATTGGGTGGGTAACCTACCTCGTAAGGATACTGATAGCACTAAGCGTAGTACTAAACGTAGTTCTTGGTGGCAGACTCAATCAGACATTCTCCGCAAGAAACTGGGAATGGAAACGAAACGGAAAGACTAATGTCGTGCGACTATTAGACACATTGCTTGGTGATGGTCACTGTAGTAGAGCATGGGCATACTGGAAGGTAAGGAGGAAATGGTAATGAATATCCCGAAGCATAACTGTACGTTAGAAGAAGTAATAAACTTCTATCGTAACTCAGATGTTTATCGTAGGTTGTCCTCCTCCTCACAAAAAGACTACGATAATCACTTGTCAGCTACACTCATCACTGAGGTAGAGGGCAAGATGCTTCGGGCATATCGCTGTAAGAACTTGAAGGTTCGACACATAACACAAGCATACGAGCAATGGCTAACAGTTGGTACTCGCACTGCCAACTACAGACGCAGTGTCCTTTCTGCTGCGTGGAAACATGCCATGCGACATGATGTGTTCATTCACAATCCAATAGCTTTGGTACAGACCGTCACTGAAAAACCAAGGCGAGTACATTGGAGTCGTGAACAAGTGTCAATCTTTCTTGACACAGCTTACAGCGACTTTCGCTGGCGCAGCATTGGGCTGATTGTGCATATGGCATACGACTGGGGTCAACGTGTAGGGGATGTTCGACTTCTTACATGGAATAGTTTAGACTTAAACGAATGCCGAATAGATATGACACAAAGCAAACGTAATGCAGAGGTTCACCTCCCTGTCTCTCAGGGTTTGTGTTCGATGTTGCGTCAGCAGAAAGAGGAGTTTGGCTTTCAAGAGTACGTAGTACCAAGAGTCAAGCCTAGAGCAGGAGCATACACACCCTATGACAAAGAAGAAATCTCGTTATATATCAATAAGATCCTGGACGAAGCTAATCTACCTAAAGAACTTACGGCTATGGATCTACGTAGGACAGCGGTCACAGAAATGATGGAAGGTGGTGTTGACTTGGCAGGTATCATGCAGGTGACAGGCCACCAGAATGCAGCATCAGTCAAGCCATACATGGTCAACACATTCAGTGGTGCAAGCAAGGCACTAGCAGCAAGAGGTAAGCAAGATGAGGATGCGTGACTTCATTGATGATCTAGGTTTGAAAGAGGGCGATAGATACAGAGGTGACTGCCCTCAATGCAGAGGTAAGAATACATTTACTGCTACCAATACACTAGGTGACATACAGTACAACTGTTTTAAATTAGGCTGTACAATACGTGGCATCTATGTTACAGACATGACAGCAGCAGAGATATACCAACGCATGAAAGATCAACAAACACAACGTGCATATACAAACATAAAGAAAGAGAAGGAGACTATGGAGATACCTGAATACGTGGTGACCCCCAAGGCAAACCACACTAAGTACCAACGCTTCATTAGACGTTGGGGCATAGCAATAGCTGACACTCTATATGATGTGAAGGATGAACGTGTTGTCTTTCCGATCAAGCACAAGGGTAGAATCATTGATGCTATAGGCAGGGCAGTAGGTAAGAAGCAACACCCTAAGTGGTATCGCTACACAGGAGAGGCTGACTACTACACCATAGGTAATGGTAAGACACTACTCATAGTTGAGGATGTACTGTCAGCTATCATAGCTACACAAGAGTTACCATACATCACAGCTATGGCTATATTAGGCACAAGCTTGAGTCCTAAACACATGCAGAAGATAGGAGAGTATAACAGAATCATTATAGCCCTTGACCCTGATGCCATAGGTAAGACAGTAGAGTATCGCAGAGAGATAGAGTTGTGGACAGGTAACAAGACTACCGCTATGAATTTGTTGGACGATATAAAGTATAAGATGGATGAAGATATAGATAAGTTAAAGGAGTTATGTAATGAGACTAGCAATAGTAATTGACGTAGACGGTGACATCATGTATGTACCAGAGGGTGCAGTGTTTGAGAATTTTCCCAAGCCTAAACTGTTTGACAACTTAAAGGATGCACAAGAAGAATGCGACAAGTGGAACACTGGTGTGATAGTAGACTACGACAACAACAATAAGACTGTACCTATAGTCAGGTCATTCGATGATGAGGAACGAAGAAGAGCAATGGAACGAGAGGAGATGAACAGAGATGATGGAACTAGCACTAGTAAAGACGCTACTCAGTAGAGAGTTTTATGATGACCACAAGGGTGTGCGTTGCCCTGAACGTATCTTTAGTAAGGATGTACGTAAGATAAAGCAAGCGTTGGATACAGCTATGGAGACATACGATGGTGACCTGTCTGTGTCTGACTTACATGCTGTGTTCAACCGTATCAACGCAAGCATGACCACCGCTACAAGGACAGCCTATGAAGATCTCTTCAAGCGTATCGAGATAGCTGAACCTATCAAAGGCGAGATAGCAGAGGACACATTGTCGCAGCTATTCCAACAGCATGTCGGTGACCTTGTAGCTAACCTTGGCTTTGACTTTGTTAACGGTGCAGAGAATAGCCTCGAACCATTACGTAAACTATTAGAGGAATACAAAGATGACTTTACTCCAAATCTTCGTGTCGAGTGGGATGATCATAGTCTTGATACTATCCTTGATGCAACGGCACTTGAATCGAAATGGAAATTTAACATACCCAGTCTGGCTCGTAGGGTGGAGGGTATCAGTGGTGGTCATCTTATCTTGGTTGGCGCTCGTCCTAATACTGGAAAGACTAGCTTCCACGCTTCTATAGTAGCAGGTGCTAATGGCTTTGCACATCAAGGTGCTAAGTGTATTGTACTGTGTAATGAAGAGGCATACACACGTGTGGCTGCACGATACATCAGTGCGTCAACTCTTATGACTATCAAAGAGGTACATACTAACAAAGCGTTAGCAGCCAAGAGATACAACTCAATCAAAGATAAGGTACAGTTCAAGGACAGCACAGGTAAAGGCATGGACTGGGTTGAGTCAGTGGTAAAGTATGAACGTCCTGACATAATAATCCTGGATATGGGCGACAAGTTTGCCGACATCAGAACAGAAAGGACAGACATAACTCTCAAGGCAGCAGCTATCCATGCACGTAACATAGCCAAGCAGTATGACTGTGCTGTGGTATGGATGTCTCAGCTATCAGCAGAAGCAGAGGGCAGGGCTGACC